GATTTAATGATTAAGTATAACGGAGAACGTGCCGCTGAATGGGAAAATATTGAGTTTTACATTGATGCTGGTTCTGGTGGTGGTGGAATCAGTGCTGTCGCAGACCAACTTATGGAAGATTGGACTGATAAATATGGCAAGAAACATAGAGGCATTATTGACCCAGACCATAAACAATATGAGTCTGCAAGGAAGAAATATACCAATGCTATGCCTATTGTCCATCTTGTAGACCCACAAGGTTATAAGAGAATTATGTACGATGCAATTTCTAAAATGGTTAAGTTAAATTTAATTGAATTTACTGATTACGACAATAAAGATTATATCCTTATTGAAAATAAAGAAGGTGGGTTCGACACAGTACAATTAACAAACGAAGAAAAACTTGCTTTGGTCAATATGAACCTTGCAAAAATGCAATTATCATATATGTGTAGATATGATACACCAAATGGTGGTGTTCAGTATGAATTGGCTAAAGACAAAAAGAATATGCACGATGATATGGCATATACGTTGGCTGAAGGGGCGTATGCGCTTGCTTTATTAAGGCGTGAAGACTTATTAAAAAAACCAAAACAAACGAATTTTGACCCTTCACAATTCATCATGTCAAAACAACCATCGGTTAGAAAATTATAAGGAAGGAGGAAAGATAAAATTTGGAAGTAAAAGATTTTACTAAGGAAGAACAAGAAAAGATAATGGCTAAATATGTTCAAATGTCATTTGCAAACTTAAAAAGAAATATTGTTCAGGATTTAATTAACAGTAAAAATGAAAGCATTATTTATAAGAAGTATACTAAAGAACAGATAGTAAATATGTTGGAAAATCCGCAGAAAAACGAAGAACAGATTCGTGAACTTAGCAGATTTATCTATCTAGTATCAAGCCATTATCGTAGACTTGTTGATTACTACTCTACTATCCTTCTTTATAATTACACGGTAGTTCCTACCAAAATTCCTGTTAAAAAGCCTATAAAATCTAAATATACAGAATGTTATTATCGCATTGTTAATGAATGTGATAAGTATAATCTTCAGCAAGAAGCAACTGAGGCAATTAAAATTGCCGTAAGAGATGGTGTATTCTATGGTATTTGTTATGAAAATGAAGACAGTTTTTATATCAAACCATTCACCGATACAAAGTTTGCAAAAATTTCATCTATTGAAGATGGTGTATTTAGATACTCTATCGACTTGGCTTATTTCTCAGGAAAAGAATACTTACTTGATATGTATGGAGCAGATTTCAAACGTGCTTATACACTTTGGAAAGGTGATAAAGAAAAAGGAATTAAGGGTGATAAGGCAAAGAAATGGTACGAAGTTCCAACAGGAATTGTAGTTAAATGTGATAAGTCAAATTTCCTTAATTCAATACCGATGTTTGCATCATTATTGCTCGATATTCTGTCGATTGACGACTATAAATTGTTACAGAAAGCAAAGGTAGAGGGTGACAACTATAAAATTTTAGGATTTAAACTAGACCTAAATGATGAAGGTTTCCCTACTATTGATTATGAGTTAGCATCAAAGTATTTTAATACAGCGTCAGAAACACTTCCGAGCGGGGTCGGGGCTATCCTCGTACCATTCGAGATTTCAGACCACTCATTCCAGACATCTACTGCTTCTAGCATAAATAATGTATCTGATGCAGTCGATTCATTCTGGCAAGGTGCAGGTACGCCATCAAGTCTCTTTGGTGGTGGAAATATCAATTCATCTGGGGCAATGTCTATTGCAGTAAAACCTGATGAAGCCTTGGCATTTTCTATGCTTACACAGTTTGAACGTTTCTTCAATGTTAAATTTAAGAAGATGTCTCTTAAATATAATTTCAAACTGAAATTCAGTCGTTTATCAATTTTTAATCAAGATGAATATGTAAATAGGCTATCTAAATCAGCATCCTTGGGAATGCCTGTGAAGATGGAATATATTTCTGCATTAGGATTTAGTCCTAGTGATGTATTGGGAATGACTTATCTTGAAGAACAAATACTGATGTTGTCAAAGAAATCTTGGCTTAATCCATTGATTTCTTCAAATACCCAAAGTGCTGTTGACTCAGAAGGCGGTAGACCAACAAGTGAGGAACGTGGAGAAACTATTGGAGAGGCTGGCGAACAGACAAGAACCAACGAATCCAATGGTGAACGTTAGAATTTAAGGAGATTATATTTTGGAAAATAGATATTTTTATTGTTATAGTAAGCCACTAAAGGAGTTTCTTTTAGAGAATGGTGAGCGATATGTGTTAAGAGCAACACACGATAAAACCAAGAAGAAATATTGGGTATTTCAGAGTTGTTCAAAAATAGATGAATTATTAGATGAGTGGAGATTGCGAAAAAAGTAATCTTCGCTCTTTTAGTTTGGAGAATAATAGTTTGGAGGTAATTACAAATGAGTTTTAATAAAGATACTGGTATGTATGAGGGTTATATTTATTTAATAACCAATAAAGTTAACGGCAAAGGTTATATTGGGCAGACGAATAGAACTGTTCCATTTAGATTTCAACAACATCAATATAGAAGTACAAAAGCAAAATATACTCAACCATTATATAGTGCTTTTAAAAAGTATGGTATTGATAATTTTGATGTGCAAGAAATATTGAAAATATCATCAAAAACATTGGATGAGTTGACAGTTGAATTAAATTCTAAAGAAGAAGCCTACATTATTGATTACAATACAAAAACACCAAATGGCTATAATGTTTTAAGTGGAGGGGCAGAAAATCCCACCATTTTAACATCTAAAATGGTTTATCAATTTGATGATAATGGTGTTTTAGTTAATACGTTCACTTCTATATCTAAAGCAAGTAATTACTTAGGATTTGCTACTTACCATTATACTTTAGTGAAATATATGGACTCATATATTAAATATAAAGGTTATTATTGGATGTCTGTTGATAAATTTGACCCTAATAACATTGTGCAACCAAAGCAAATAATTAAAATCATTGAAAAACCAAAAGAAAAGATTAAAAAGGAAAAACCAATCCCAAAGATAATTGAAAAGAAACAAAAATCTATCAAACCACCCAAAGAAATAAAAGAGAAAAAAGAAAGACCAAAGCGACATGTGTATCAGTATGATAATCATTTCAATTTAATAAAATTTTATGATGATTACAGAATGGTTGACGAGTCAATCATATCTCATTCTTTCTTATGTAAAATATTTAAACATGGAGCAATTTATTCTAAAGGATATATTTGGTCGCCATTAGAGGTTAATTCTGAAATGTGTCATATAGTTAGAAATTACAGATTACCATTTTATCAGTTTGAACTCGATGGAACTTATGTTGGAGAATGGGACTGTATATCAGAAGCAACAAGAAAATATTCTAATGGGAATAATCATAGTAGCATAAAAAATGTTTTGGAAGGTAGGATGTCGCAAGCGTTTGGTTATCTGTGGAGTTATTCAAAGACACCACCAGTATATGAAAGTAGAGTTGATAAATTTGGTATAAAAGTCAGACAATTATCTATGAATAGAGAGTTTATAAATGACTACGATTCTTTGGCAGATGCTCAAAGAGCAACAAATATACCTTATCAGTCTATTAGTGCTGTTTGTAATGGTAAATATAGTCAAGCAGGTGGTTATATTTGGGAGTATGCAAGCTAGGAGGTTATATGGACAAATACATAAATGTAATTGACGAAGAATTATGTAATACTCTCCTATCTAAAGGTTATAAGTGTTTAAATCAAATAAATTCAAATATAAAGATGTGGACTTTCAAGTATGAACCACATCTTTTTTGTTTGAACTTTGATGATAAAGAAGTGTCCAAGAAATGTTTTCTTACAGACACTATCAAAATGACATTTTAACGGGAAGGAGGTAAACATGGAAAATAAAAAGTTAAAGCTCGACTTTGAGATGACAATCTTTGATGTCGTTGACTTAAACAAAAGTTTTGCGTCTGCAAAAGTACTAATTGCTTATACTGGTCGCAATCGTAACTATTCAGACATTGGAAAACAAGCGTTTATTGACGCTCTTCCCAGCATTAAAAATATCCCCCTTGTAGGAAGATATGATGTTGATAAAGATGATTTTGGTGGACATGACATTAAGGTTATTAACAAGGAAGATGGTATTGACATTGTAAATGCTACTATTCCATTTGGCGTTGTGCCTGAATCTGCAAATCAGTGGTTTGAAACTCGTATTGTTGACGGGGAAGAAAAGGAATGTTTGTTCACAGATGTTGTGCTGTGGAAAAGACAACATGGATATGAGCATATCGCAAGTGTTGGAACTCTAGGACAGAGTATGGAGATAAATATTGACAGTTATATTGTAGATTCCGAGGGTTATTGTATTATTGATAAATTTCAATTTGAAGCATTGACAATTCTTGGAGACGATGTAACCCCTTGCTTTGAAAATGCTTGTGTTCAGATGTATTCAAACGAAATCGTATCAGATTTCAAATTACAATTCTCTGAAATGTTGAGAGAATTCAAAGAACTAAATCAACCTTCCACTATGGAAGTTGATATAGAAAATAATGATGGAGGTTCAACAATGACAGAAGAAATCAAGAATGAAGTTGTTGACGAAATGGCTGAAACTGTAGTGGAAGAAAACGTAGACGAAGCAGTTGAAGAAACAGTCGAGGAAGTTGTCGAAGAGGTAGTTAAAACTACTGATGAGCCAACTGATGAGGTTGTAGAAGAAACCGCAGAAGACGAAACTTCTGAAGATACAGAGGAAGTTGTTGAGGAAACAACGGAAGAAACTGTCGTTGAAGAGTCCAACGAGGATTTTAGCGTTCTTTACGCAGAGTTAAAAGAAAAATATGACGCACTTGAGAAGGAGTTTGATGAGTATAAATTGTCACACTCCTATTTTAATGCAGATTTTGAGGAATTGAAGTCTTATAAGGAATCAAAAGAAGCAGAGGAAAGACAGTGTGCCGAAAACGCATTATTTGCTGATTATGAAGAAACAATCGGTGACACTGAGGAATTCAAGGCATTAAAAGAAAAAGCTTCTGAATTCTCATTAGATTCTCTAAAGAAAGAGTGCTTATGTATCGTTGGAATGTATTCGATGACAAGCAAAGTAAAAGAAACTGAAAACTTTAATTCCTTAAAGTTCTCTTTTGAGCCAAAGGAAGAAAATGACGAGCCTTATGGAGGAATTCATAAGAAATACTTAAACAAATAAGAAAGTGAGGAAATTTAATTATGGCAAATAAGGTATTAAGACTTGATGTTATGTCTGGAAACAAAGACAATTCTCAGGTAAAAAGCGCACGTTATTACAATGCAGATGCAGTTGCTGTTGTTGAGAATGGTACTATTGTAGCAATCGGTGGTTTAGATGATGGTGAGCGTGAAGTTCACAAGGTTACTCCTGTAACTGACGAAGATGCATTAGTAGGTATCGTTAGCACACCTGAAGTTAATTATGACCAAAATGGTGTTGGCGACACAGATTTAGCAAACTTCATTAATGGAAAAGGTGAAGTTATAAGAGTACATGTTCTTCATGAGGGAGACATTTTCTCTATAGCAAATCTTGGAAGCACAGCAGATATTGCTTGTGGCGCAAAGTTAGTTGCAAAGCATATTCAGACCGAAACTGTTGGTCGCTATACTTATGAAGTTTTTGAAGTACAGGCAAAATAATTTGTTGGCAATTTTATAATCAATTATTAATTGACGTTTATCTCGTTTGCAGATAGGCGTTTTTATATTACAGAAAGTGAGGAATATTTAAAATGGCAGATAAAAATATCATAAAATTAGCTATTGATTCTTACAAGGGTCGTGTTGCTGGCAATTACTCTGTTGATGATAACATGGAAGTATTGCGTCAGGCACTTATTGAAGCAAATGGTGGTTCTACAAAGTTAGACTATAGAGCAATTAGAGATGGAAAGTGCAATGGTTTATTCGCACTTGTTGAAGAGATTATCACTAAAACTGTTATTGAAGGTCTTCCTGAGTCTTGCCCTCTTTTCAACTATGTTGATTTTAGAAACTTAGCAGAAGGTGACACTAACGTATTTGAGATTCGTGATGGTGGTCTTTTTGTAGTAGCAGATATCGCTGATGGTACACAGGGTCTTCGTAGACAGAGAATTGCTGGTGGCGAGGAAATTACTGTTAAGACACAGTTAAAAGGTATCAAAATTTACGAAGAGCTTCGTAGAATTCTTGCTGGTCGTGTTGACTTTAACGAGCTTATTGCAAAGGTTGCAGAATCTTTCGAGAAGAAGATTTCTGAGGACATCTACACAGCAGTTACTGCTGGATTTGACGGTCTTGTAGCACCTTATGCTGAGAATGGTAGTTTTGCAGAAGACAAGCTTACTGCTATAATTGACCATATTGAAGCTGCTACTGGTAAAAAGGCTTACATTCTTGGTTCTAAGCAGGCTGTAAGAAAGATTACTGGTGTTAAGGGTGCTGATTCTAACTCTGCAAAAGAAGACCTTTATGCTATGGGTTACTTTGGACACTTCTACACTACTCCTATTATAACTATGCAGAATGGTCATAAGGTAGGTACTACTGACTTTATTCTTGGCAACGACCTTTACATCGTAGCTTCTGATGACAAGTTTGTTAAATTTGCTACTGAAGGAGATACTCTTATTATACCAGGTGACGCACTTGGTAATGCTGACCTTAGCCAAGAATATTTCATGGCAATGAGATACGGTGTGTCTGTTGTTATGGCAGAGCAGTTTGGAGTATACAAATTATCATAATATAAATATATTTTTTGTGGGCGGTAGTATTATCTACTGCCCTCTTTTGAATTAAAGGAGGATATTAAATGGCAAATTTAACAAGAGAACAAAGACTTGCTAAAGAGGCTGAAAAGGAAGCTAAATTAAAGGCTGAACTTGAAGAAAAAATTAAAGCTGAACTTGAAGAGAAACTTCGTACAGAATATGAAGAAAAGTTAAAAGCTACAACAGAAAAAACAACTAATAATGAAAAATCCAAGAAGGCAATCAAGATTCCTCTTGATTTAATTGTGCCTGTTATTTGCAATGTTACTGGCGGTGCAAATTATATTTCTAAAAAAGCAAACGGATACATTGTAGAATGGGATTCTTTTGGTGATGTTGAATATATGGAATTAGGAGAACTTGTTTCCATGAGAAATACAGACCGAAGATTCTTTGAGGATAATTGGATTATTTTAGAGGATGTAGATGATTATACCTCTGTTGAATTATATAACTTTTTAAAGGTAGGAAAGTATTACGAAAAGTATTTCACGCCAGAAACCATTGATACTATTTTCGACCTTGATGCGTCTGATATTATTCGTACAATTTCAGAGTTATCTTCTGGCATGAAAGCGACTATTGCCACAAGAGCAAAAATGAAAATTGATGCTAAAGAATTAGATTCTAACAACAAGATTGAAGCTCTTGAGGCAGCGTTGAATGTGAAATTTAGCATCTAATAAGGAGGCTAAATTATGGCAAACACAACATACGGAACTGTATTTGCTGAATTCAAAGATAAAATAACAGACCCAGACCTTATTACTTTTGCAGAAGATTTACAAACGGAAATGCTTATTGCTTATATGAAAAAAGCAATTGGTAAGTGTAAGCGTATTATAAAAACAGCAGACTTATCTAATCGTGATGATGAACTTATGGAATTTAGTGTAGAGATACCCGATGAAGTAATGGACATTATCACTGAATGGATGACTGTTTTTTGGCTACAACCATATGTAAATAATATTGAGAATTTGAAAAATAATCTTTCTACTAAGGATTTCTCAGTATTCTCTCCTGCTAACCTTCTTGAAAAGATTGGTGATAGATATGACATTGCAAGAAAACATGCAAGAAGTCTAACCAATGAATATTCCTATATTATTGCAGATATGAAGGAATTGAAAACATGATTGAGGTAAAATATGGTCTGTTACCTAAAGAGAATTTTTGCAGATATTTTGAATTTTTAATAAATAAAACATATAAAATATTGCCTCTTAAAGAGGAAAAATCAGATACCTTAAAATCTTATTTAGAAAGTTACTTGCGAGAACTTATCGGCAATAAAGATTTGGTATCTGTTTTGGTTGATGAGCCAAAATTTATTACTGTGTTAAACACTATGCAGTTTCTTATTGCAGAGGAATATTCAGATAGGGTTTGCAAACGAGAGGTGTTTAAGTGTATTCGTATACTTGAAGAAATCAATGAGAAGTATTTTAAGGAAGGAGAATGATTGTATGGATAGATATACTGCAAGAATAAACCTTCATGGTACTACTCAAAGAGAACGTGCAAAAAATAGACTTATTGCACACCTAAATGATAGAACTAAACATAGTTTATCTTATAAAGATATTCTTCTCAATGGCGAAAAAACACAACTTATTATCAATTCTGGTACACAACCTTACTACAAAGAGTTTCAATCTCTTCCATCTCAAGAAATCAATATTGGAGATTATGTAGAGTGGGCAAATTCTCATTGGATTGTAGTTACTTGCGATTCTGACGATGAAATTTATAGAGATGGAAAACTTAATCAATGTAATTATCTGCTGAAATGGCAGAATGAGTTAGGCGAGATTATTGAACGATGGGCTGTAATTCAGAGTGCCAGCAAATACAACGATGGTACTGATTCCAATGCCGTTATTACACTTGGTTCTGACCAATTATCAATTATTGTACCGATTGATTCAGAGACTATCAAACTCAAGAAGTCAATGAGTAAGAAGTTCTTTATTGATGGCAATACAGAAGACCCTACCACTTATGAACTTACAGGAACAGGCAATGTACCTGATACTTATAATGGTCATGGTATTACTTCTTGGATTGTTAAGGAATGTGCTTACACTGCAACAGAAGATGATTTGAAATATGGTGTATGTAATTACAAGGCTGTTGACACCGAAGAAGACCCTGCTACCCCACCAGAAAATCCCGATGAAATGACAGATTTAAGGGCTAGTATTACTTTCAAAGGTTCACAAGAATTAAAGATTGGTGGCACTACAAAGACCTTAACTGGTAGTTTTGTAGATTCAGATGGTAACGTAATAACAGATATTGGTGCATGGGAAGTAATTACAATTGATGAACTACTTCCTTATCTTGAATACACAATAACTGATAACACATTAAAAATAAAAGTGCTTGATACAGACCTTATTGATAGTAAGGTGAGAATTATGTTCTCAAGTGCAGATGGCACAATTTCTACATATCTTGATTTTGATGTAGTTAGTATGTTTTAAGGAGGTAAATTATGGCAAGAACATCGCCTATCACTAGGTATAAAAAGAAGCTTATGACTTCTATTGTCACATCTCCTGAACTAATCGAATTAGTAAACGATGACTACATTGATAAAGATGGAGAATGTGTCAACTCTGATGATTTGATTTATCAACAGATATTTCCCTACTATTATATACCAGAAACACAGACAAAGGCGCAACCATATGTGATTATGAAGGTTAATGGTTTGGGAATGAAAAATAAAATATATAACAAGGCAGAAGTTTATATTTGTGTAGTATCACATCAAGACTGTATGCAAGCAAAAGGTGGAGGAACTAGAATTGATTTAATGGGCGAAATCGTTGAAGAACTATTTAATGGCAGAGATGATTTTGGCTTTGGAGAAATGGAATTAATCAGTAATATCGAGACTGAAATAAACACCAATCATAGATGTAGAATACTAAGATTTATGGTGGAGGATTTCAATGCAGACGCATGTCCAGACGAATGATAAGAAAAAAGAGTTAATTCCTAAGAGTTTTCTTCAAAGTGGAAATGACTTACAAATCACTACTTCTATTAGTTTCAAACACCCTATCTTACAAGATGTTATAGATATAGACAAAGAACATTTGGGGTTATATAGCGAGAATATGTATTATTCAATGGTCAATGTATTTCTTACAGACCCATATGATTATATGGTGTTCTTAGACGATAAAGGTATTGACTATGAGACAGTAAAACCTTTTGATGTATTCTGCCTACTATTCAATGATTATATTGAGAGAATACAAGGATTAGCTAACGAATGTTCAGAAGAACAATTATTAAAACTGTTCCAGAATAATATATACTTTAGTGCTTTCAAATTCTTTTTCGGGATTGAAAGCTTTTTTATTGCAAAAGACCCAGATGGTGGAAAGGCTATCGGTTATGGAGAAGGTCAGTTTTTAATGAACTCTGATATTTATGATTATATTACAGAGTTTGTTAGGAAAATAAATGGCATTCCAGATGGCGAAAGAATTTATCCTGAAGACGAATGGGCAAAACAAATTCTGATTGAGGATGAACGAGAAAAGATAAAAAAACAAGCCAAGAAACGTGAAAAAGGTGATGAAGAAACTAACAAAGATAGATTGGGAAATCTCATCTCTTCTCTCACTTGGTCTTGTAATGGTGGCATTACACCATTTAACAGAAATCAGTTGCATATGTATGACCTTATTGATGGCATAAACAGAACTGATAAACTGTTACATTATAGAAATACAATGACTGGATATTATTCAGGTTGTATTGAAAAGAAAAGTATAAACTTTAATGAATTGCACTGGTCTACTTAGGTCGGTGCTTTTATTATATCAAAAATTATTATTAAACAAGGAGGACAATTTAATGAGATACGCATTAAAGAAAGTAAGAAAGATTACTGGTAGAGACATTGCTACTGGCAAGAACAAGTTTGTTCTTTCTGATTTGAAGTCCCTCACCATCTCTGGTAATGCAGATGTAGTATGGGCAGACGGTGCTGATGGTGCTCACTTAGTTGGTTTCGATACAAACAAGGTTTCTACTATTGAAGCAGAAAACGGTTCTATCGACATCGGTTATTTGGAGACTCAGACTGGTGGTACTTTAACAAAGGTTGAGAATGGTACTGGTGTATTATTCACTGAAACACTTACTGTAGCTGGCGGTAAGGTTACTACTTCTCATAAGGCAAGTGGTGTTGCAGGTAACGAAATTGGATATGTATATCCTCTTGATGAGACTTCTGACCCAGACAGAATGAACGCTTATGCTCAGGGTGCTTCTGCTTCTGCAACTGAGTTCGCTTATGACCCTGCTACTAAGGAAATCACTCTTCCTACTGATAAGTTTGAAGATGGCGTGAAGGTTTACGTTGAGTACTTCCCTACTTTCAATTCTTACGAGGAACTTGACAACGACTCTGATAAGTTCTCTGAGACTGTATCTGTATTTGCAGACATCTGGTTAACAGATATTTGTACTAAGAAGGATATTCCTGCTCAGTTAGTTATGGAGTCTGGTAAGGTTTCTGGTGAAATCAACTACTCTATGGGTAGTGACGCTGCTGTTCAGAATGTATCTATCGAAGCCCTTCAGGCTTGCGGAGAGAAAAATTTGTGGAAGCTCTACAAATATGATATGACCGAAATCAAGAACGACTAATTATTAAGAATTGATAGTGTGGGTGAAATATCCCACACTGTCTTATTAAACGAGGTGAATTATGGCTGAAATTAAAGCAAATCATATCTGCAAAAATCCAGAGTGTCGTAAACATTATTATGCTTGTGACTATTGTGGAAGAAGTTTGAACTGGCGTTCAGTAGCATGTTCCTTCGCTTGCTATCAGAAGTATATGGACTTGGTAATTGCAGAAAGAAGTAAAGGTAAAGATGTAGAGGTTAAACCTGAAAGAACTGATATGACAGAACAGGAAGTTGACGCTCTCATGGAAGCACCTATCGAGGAAGTAATCGAAAAGACCAAAGAAGATTTAAAAGACTTTGCAGATATTAATGGTGATGTTGATTTTGCAAAGGCAGTTGATGAAATCAACAGAGAATTAGACAAGAAAACAACTACTCGTTCTAAGAAGAAAGTTTCTGTAGATGAGTAATCAATATATAGTGAATGGATTTTATTTTGTACTTTATTTATAGGGTATGTCTTTCACTATATTTTAGCGATTGACATACCCTATTTTTTACTGTTAAAGGAGTGAAATTTTGAAAGTACAAAGTACTGTAACTGGCAAGTGTTATGAGACTGATGAGTGCGTATTTATTGTAAATCCTTTACAAGTTTATAAATACTTAATTAATGATGCAGTCCCATTGGACATTTTAGCTGGTGAAGATAACAAAATAGTTTACGTCTACAACAGAAAGTCAACTCGTGATTTGTATGACCGTTGGTGTAAACGTGAACTGTAAAATGTCAATAAATGAACAATTCTAAGGCGAGTTGTTCTTTTTAATTATCAAAAAAGAAGGTAAAACCATATGGATTTTACAAATATATCACTAACCAAGCCGATTAGACCTTATATAAACGAAGATGGTTATTACCCACAATGCCACCGTTGCTGGACTGAATTAGAACATAAACAAAAAGTTTGTTCTAAGTGCCATCAAACTCAAGATTGGTCGTGGTTTGGAAAATATAAAAAGGAGGAAGTTTAATATGAAAAATATTAATTTAAAAGGGATAACAGCCGAAGCTGTTACTGGTGTATTTGTGTTATTAATAGCTTTAGTGAATGCTATTTTGCAAATGTTTGGAATTAATACTCTTCCTATTGAAGATGAAAATATATCGGCTATTGTGTCAGGTATTTTTATAGTGGGTGCTGCACTATACAATACATGGAAAAATAGAAACACTTCTACAGCGTCTCAGACTGCTCAGAAAGTTACAGACGCAATTAAATCTGGCGAGCTTTTAGTGGAGGATGTTGAGGTATTAATAAATAAAATTAAAAACAAGTAGGCGAGGGGTGTAAATGGATGCAATAAAAGAACTAAATGGTATAGATTGGGTTTATGTATTTTTTGCCATTATAGTAGCCCTTGTTGCTCTAAAGTTTTTATGGACTCTTATAGAATGGTTTATTGATAAACTAGGGCTAGAAACAAAAAAAATGCGTGAAAAGCGTGAAAATAGGGAACTATTATTAACAACTGCCAAAAACTTAAACGAATTACAAGATAGGCATATCCAAGACGAAAAAACCTTTAGGGAAAATTTGAATGCTTATATAGAAGAAAGTCGCAAAGACCGTAAAGCACTTCATGACGAAATGAGTAAATATACCGAAAATCGCATAAATGACAGGAAACAAAGTCTTGAGATACAAAAAGAATTAAAAGACTCAATCGCTTCAAGAGATGAAATGATTGAGTCTTTAGTTGTTGCAAATAAAGAGATGTTGGCAGAAAAAATCAATGAAAAATATAAATATTATATTAGTATTAAAGGAATTCCAGAGGATGAATATGATGAATTTGTATCTTTACACGAGGCGTACAATGGGGTCGGTGGTAATCATCATGGCGATGCCAAATTTGAATATTGCATAGAACATCTTCCTATTATTCCTGTAAAAACAAAATTAATATTTAAAGGAGAAAAGGAGTAATTATTATGGCTATTAATGTTAAATCAACTACAAGAGATATTAAAGAACTGAATCCTCTTGTGCAGATAATGTTAAAAGAAGCATTAGATAGAATTAAAAGCAAAAAAATCGACCCGTTAATTATTGAAACATACAGACCAAAAGAAAGACAGTATTATTTATACGGTCAGGGTCGCTCAGTTGCCACTTGTATCGGAGCAGGTATGCCAAAGAAATATGCACAACAGTATGCTAGGAAAGGAACACAATGCACATGGACACTTAATAGTATACATATTAAAAGATGTGCTGTTGACCTTATTCCTCAAATAGATGGTAAGGCGATTTGGAATTCAAAGCATGAAGACACTTTGGAAATCATCAAGATAATGGAATCGGTTGGATTCGAGGCTGGAGCAAATTGGCACAGTTTGCCTGACAGTCCGCACTTTCAGGTGGTTGGAATCGGAGGAAAAACTAAAACATTTACAAAATCAAACGCAAACAAATATATTGTTAAAGTAATTCAGAAAAAGCTCAAGAAAGCTGGCTTTTATAGCGATTATACAATTGATGGCAATTGGGGTAAGGCTACAACAAAAGCTATCAAAAAGTGGAAGAAATCTCTTGGTTGGGTTGCAAATGCTAGAATTGGAGCAACCGCATTAAAGAAGTTATTGTCTTATTAATTAGTATAAAAATGAAAGGGGTGTTGGAAAGTGCCAGACCAATTAAATAAAATAATTTGCGAAACAGTCAATAAAGCAATTAATATAAAAAGCAATGATTTCAAAAGAGATGTCACATATGTTTGTACGGTTGAAGAAGAATATTTAAACAATAGATATAGGCTTAAACATAATAATACGATTTATTTCGTTACACTTTCCAACATTAAACCTAATATACATGAAAAAGTGCGATTAATATTACCTCAAGGTAATTTAAAAGATAAATATGTACTTGAAGACGTTATTGGAAAGTACAGTGTCGAAATTCCGGAAAGCGGATTTAGTGGCGACTATAATGATTTACATAATAAACCCACGTCTCTTCCTGCTAATGGTGGTGATTCAAAAACAGTAAATGGACATACTGTAGAGACGGATGTTCCTGCCGATGCAGTATTTACTGATACGGTATATGAACACCCAAAAACAAATATTCCTAATGGGGAATATAATTATGTTACTGTAAATGAATTTGGTCATGTGACAAATGCGAGAAATATTTCTGCTGGGTCTGCTGTACAACCTGTGTATTTTAATAATAATGGTATACCTGTTGCTTGCGATTACACGTTTAATCAAAAAGCTGACTATGAAGAGGGTATATGGACTCCCGTTCTTAAAGCATATAATAATAGCAATATATCGAATTTATCTGCATCTAATGGCTATTATGTTAAAACTGGCAATACGGTATGGGTGTCTTTTATTCTAGTGTGTGGAGGAGTATCGCCAGTCCCAGCGTTCCAATTAAGCAACAATTCATTACCATATAATTATGATAGCAGTATATCTATAGGTAGACGTAATCTTGAAATTATTGAAATAGATACAACTGGAGGTATGGTATTTGATGCCATGAAACAGATGTCAGATATTCGTTTTACAGAACTAACGTATTCTAATAACTCTTCCTTGAACGATTACTATAATGGTGTTTTAAGAATTAGTTTTGAATATAACATTAAAAATTAGAAAGGTACAAAACTATATGGATATAATTGAAATAAAAACAGTGGATATGCTTACTATAGATAGTGTAAGTATATTGACGCAGAAGTTTATTGAACTAGATGGAATTAAACAACAAGTCGGAGCTAACCATAGAAGGGCTTATCAAAATAGTATTGAGGGAAGAAAGGAATTGGTTAGTGGCGAACCCTTAAATATTGTTAATTCTGTTATGGCTATTTGGGGAAGTGAGCCAACTGTTATTGAGCAAATATTAGTAGACAAAGAAAACAACAAATAATTTATAAGAGCGATTTTATGTCGCTTTTTTGTTATATAAGGAGTGAAAAAGATAGCAAAAAACATAGGAAAAGTTTTTGAAGAGAATTGGAAGAAATCAATACCTAAAGATGTTTGGTATTATAGACCTCCAGATTCAGCACAATCTTTTGGTTCAAGTTCTAATTTAAGGTTTAGCTCAAAGTCTCCATGTGATTGTTTTATGTTTAATGGAAAGATGTTATATACATTAGAATTGAAATCTGTTGGCACTTCTTCTATGTCGTTTGAACGTACAAAAAGTGATAAAGGAATAATACATAAACATCAGATTGATAAATTATGGGAGTTTTCAAAATACAAAAATATTGTAAGTGGATTTTTATTAGATTTTAGATTAAGCGATAAAACCTACTTTTGTGCTATTGAAGAGTTTATAAATATGATAAACCATTTAGATAAAAAATCTTTTAATGAAAAAGACTTATTTGAATGGTGTAATCCAATTGAAATAAAAAAGAAAAAAATGAAAGTTAATTACAAATATTCTGTAGATGTTTTTTTACAAAATACACAGTTATAAAAGGAGATTAAATTTATATGATTACATTAATTAGATGGATAAGATTAAAACAGTTGACTATTAAGTGGAAGTTTGCAATTATGCATGAATTGGATAAACAGTTAATGACTGTTGTAAAAAATCCTGAGATTATCGAAAAGAAACTACTTCCTTATCTTGCTGAAGTAGTACATAAGACAGTTGAGCTTGAAAAATTTAAGCAGCAGACTGGTGAATTTGAAGAAAAGTAAGACTCCATTGAATGAGTCTTTTAACAAGAAAATTTGAGGTGATTTAATGGCTCAAACTATTAAAAGCATATCTGAATTAAAACGAGTTTTTCAAAATAGAGCAACATATGCTGCAAAAATGACGAGAGACGAAATGTTTAAAGTATTTCAAAAACACATTAATGAATACTATCATGAACCAGTGTTTGAAGGTAGTTCTATTCCAGAGCAATATGACAGATTATACAAGATGCTTAATAGTTTAATAAAAACTGATGTAGTACAGTCAGAGTATGAGATTTCTTGTAAAGTTGAAATAGATAGAGATTATCTTAATTATACATATCCCGGAGGCGCAACAGGTCGAGAAGTTTGGGAATGGGCAAATGATAAAACTCACGGAGGAACAATTCAAGGTAAATTAAGAGTATGGAACGACTCTATTGAAGAACTTGGTGGGCGAGACGGAATAATAAGATTAATGAAACAAAACTTAAAGAAATGCGGAGTACCTGTTATATAGGTACTTTTTACTTTCCCCTTTTCTAAGGGGTGTTTTATGAAAATTTTTAGAAAAGGAGGAGAATAAATATATGGACGTTTTTCAGGCTATAGTAAAATTCATAGCAGACCAAGCCAGTTTAAAGAACCTTCAATCGCAACTCAATGGTAAGGGTTTTACTGCAAAAGTTAGAGCTGACACTACACAAGCACAAAAGGCTGTTTCAGATTTGGCTCGTTTAACTAAAGTTAGTTCTATGCAGACTTGGGCTAACAACAATAGTAAAGCGATGAAAGCGTATGGTACTCAAATTAATGGTATCATTTCTAAAATGAATAATTTAGGGCAATCAATGCCAAAGAAAGAATTTGATAACCTTGTAGCGCAATTTAAAGCAATTCAAAATCAAGCTAGAGCAGCGGGTAATATTGGTCAAACTTTTGGAAACAAGATGAAAGCCGCATGGCAAAAGTTTGGTCAGTGGGGATTGGCAAGTAGGTCAGTGATGTTTTTATGGAACGAATTTAAACAAGGTATTAATCTTGTTAAAGACCTTGATGCTGCTTTAACAAATATTAACTATACAATGAATATGTCTAAAAACCAATTAACGGATATAGGTAATGCATCAGTTAATATGGCAAAAGAACTCAAGACATCAACTAAAAATATATTAGAAGCAGTAACGCTGTACGCAAACGCAAAAGATACAGCCGAAGGTATTTTGAAGAAATCAGAAACCGCAGTAATGTTGTCCAATGTTACTGGAATGGGTGCGGCAGAGTCTGCTAAAATGCTTCAAGCTATAATGAATCAGTTTGACTTAACGCAAGATGATTTAACATACATATCTGACACTATACAAACTGTTTCTCAAAATATGGCTTACGATTTTAGTGCTGGTATCCAAGAAATTGCTGGTGGTATCGAGCGTTCAGGTAGTGTTGCTAAATCTGCTGGACTAGACCTTGAACAATATATAAGTATGCTTGGTTTGGTCATCGAGAAGACTGGACAATCGGGCGATACAATAGGTAATGCGTATAAAACCATATTTCAACGTATAACAAAAGCCTCTGCTACAGAGGGGACTTTATCGGAAGATATATCTGCTGCTGAAAAATCGTTACGAGCAGTTGGCGTAGAGGTTAGAAGTACAGAAGGCGAGTTTAGAAACCTAAATGATATTATGGCAGACTTAGGTTCTAAATGGAGCACCTTATCAGACGTAGAACAAAGTAATATTTCTTATAATGTAGCAGGTATTAGACAAACAAACATACTTAAAACACTCTTAACATATTGGGAAGATTACGAAAATCTTGTTGTTAAAGCTGGAGATTCTGTTGGAACGACAATGGAGAACCAAGAAAAATATGCTGAATCATATAAAGGAGAATTAGCAGAACTTTCTGCTACAGCAGAATCATTTTGGAATAATTTTTTAAATTCATCAACATTTAAAACAGGTACAAACTTCTTTACTGGATTATTGTCGATACTTGATAAAATTTCAGGAACATTTGGCACTCTTGGTACTCTTGGACTTGGACTTGGTGTTGGTGCCGCCTTTAAAAACTTCGGTAGACCTAAAATGTTTGGTCTCAAATTATTGTTTTGAAAATGCCGAATATCATAAGTGTTCTTTCGGACACGGAAGTTTTCTTATGGTCAGTAGTGAAATACACTATGGTAAACGCTCGATAACGCCTGAATAGGTATGCAGTTTATAATACTGTATCTGGGAAGCATGTAAACCTCACACTACTCTCCTATGGTGGCGACATTGTAGGCTATAGTGACAATGTGTGAACTCGTGTGGTCAGGTCGGAAGCATCTCATAGAGATGAACCGCCACAGTAATGAAATGGGCGCAGTATATAATTGGAATTATTATATATTGAATAGTCATTCGGTACTAAACTGAGCATGACAGTTTATTATAAGCAGAAAGTCGTCTTCTGCTTTCATGTATGTGGAACTTTAATTGTCGGAGTTGACGATAAGACAATGTTTTTTTGCACAATATATTTTATTGTCAGTAACAATACTCTTTTTATATTCTTTATGTATGGTAAACATAAGGGGGACAAAAGTATGTTGGAGGCAAAACAAATATTGGCAGAAAAAATTAAACAATATCGCAAAGAACAAGAATTAAATCAATATGATTTTGCCGATGAGTGTGGGATAAGTCGCACTCTTTTAAGTTTAATTGAAACAGGAAAGGAAAATATCACTATAAACACTATGGATTTATTAGCTGTTTGTATGGGTATACCACTATCAGATATTTTTAAAAACACATTAATCAGGTATTGTACTATATCAAGTAAAATCTACATAGAAGATGAAGAGTATACTACATATGGTATAGTCGTAATCAAAGAAGATATTGTGGTGGATTATATTCTTGATATTTCAACTGATTTCAATGAAGTTAGAGAACTAGTTAAATTATGTAATAAAGAAGGTCTTGAATTAATACATTTAAAAGATGTTGTTGAAGATGCAATATGTTAATTTATATTATTAAACATGAATTTT